CGCCCCATCCGGTGGAGATGTCGCTGCATCAGGAGATGCAGTAGGAACTGATGTCGCCGTAGATGGCGTGGGTGAGCACCTAACGGGTACCGAGCAAATACCGCTCCCCGTTGCTCCCTACGCCATCGCACGGTATTCCCGCCGATACTGCTTTCAGGAATTTGCAGAGAACTGTAGGAGATAACCATGTCAGAAGAACGTACTTTCGTAGACAACTACGTGACTTGGGATGATCCTGCGTTTAAAGGTAAGAAGCGTGAATTAGACAAGCGCCTAGGCGAGGCGCGTGGTGGCAACGCTCTTTCAGGCCTGCCCTACACGGAGGATCGTCTTCGTACAAGAGCAGCAGATACCTCTAACAAACCGGCTGTCAGGGAAACGGCGCAAAAAGGTGCCGATATGGCTAAGCACTTGCGCGAGTCGGGTGACGTCGTAGACAAGCCAACCACTATCTCAGAGATTGGCAAAAACTACGAGGCTCTGTACAGTTCAGCAATACAGCGCGGTATCGACTCGGGTACGGCAATCCCCGGTACTGGTTGGTACTTTGAGCACCGTCGTGGACAGGAAGCGTCTGTAGAGCCATCTGCTGGGCTGACTGGCCGACAGATTACCGCTATGGGTGGTCGTCTTTCTGCTGGTAAAACTCCCGAAGATGAAACCACAAGCCTAGGTGGTATTAGCAAGTTGGTTTCAACTGAAAAGTCAAAGGCTATTAACGGTCGCACGGTTAGCAGTATCCCATCACGAGAGTTAGGTGAGATTGCGTCAACAGCAAGTGCATGGAACGCTTACGACGCTGGGGGGTCGAAGAGGGCACCAGAATTGCCTAGACCAGACTTCGGTGGCGACGATGGCCTGAAAAAGGCAACTGTCGAAGCAGGTAGAGCACACCAAGAAAACGTGGGCGCGGCTCTTGAGGTTGCTAGGGGTGAGGTGGACCCCGCCGACGTGTACGACGTTAGTAAGACACCTAAGACAGCGGCTTACGCTGAGATGCAGGCACAGTCAAACCCCGGAAGTGTTGAAGAAGTTGACTATCACTCAATTAGTGCTCACATTCGTGATGTAGCCGCTGGAACGCAACATAGCGGGCAGGGAATGTTTGTTTTCTCTCAAAAGGAGAATGAACCACGACCGTATCCTCTTCGGGAAGACTCTCCTACAGCGATTGACACTTGGATGGTCGGTACCGGATCAGGACAGCCTTTGCAGTCGACTCGTAGTATTACCGACCGCTCTGGTAAGTCTTCCACTAGGACATACTCCCCAGCAAAAAGGCTTGCGGACAAAGACTTTCCACTTTCCCCCGATGCACAAACGAAGAAATCGCTGGGACTACCTCAGGGAGATGCCCGCATCACACCGGTTGCAACTGTTAGCGCTCAGCACAATGAAGCAATTCAAAGGCTGAGCCGCAAACTAGGAGCAGTGTCTTTCGACCAGTTCGGTAACGACATCTATACTCCAAGTTCCCTTCTTCAGGAAACCGTGTGGACTGAGGGACGTAGGCAGGCTGGTGGTGACAAGGCATTTAACGCCGCTCAGCGTGACGCTGCTAAGGCGGCAAAGCAAGAAGAACGTGCTGCCAAAAAGCAGGCGAAGATAGACGCCCGCAACAATCCAACTCTATTCTGACTCTCGGTGTATACTAACTTGTGACACGTGCCACAAGGAGGTGCTCCATTGGGCATCCGTATCCTAACCATTGACATTGAGACACGCCCCAGTCTGGCTTACGTCTGGGGACTGTGGGACCAGAACGTCGGACTCAACCAAGTTGAGGAGTTCGGTACTGTCATCTCGTGGGCTGCAAAGTGGTACGGAGATCGCAAAGTTCATTTCTCTAGCGACCACCATGACGGACATGAAGAGATGGTCAAGCGTGCTTGGGACATGCTAGATGAGGCAGACGTTGTGGTCGGGTACAACAGCAAGTCCTTTGATATGAAGCACTTGAATAGGGAGTTCGTACTAGCGGGATATCCGCCCCCGAGTCCCTACACTGACATCGACCTGATGACTGTGGTCAAGCAACGGTTCCGCTTCACAAGCAACAAGTTGCAACATGTCGCTACTGAACTGGGCATTGGATCAAAACTTCAGCATGATGGATTCGACCTGTGGTTGCGCTGCATGAAAGACGACCGCAAGGCATGGGCGACTATGAAGAAGTACAACATGCAGGACGTTGTGCTCACCGAGAAAGTATATGAGCGTCTACTGCCTTGGATCAAGAACCACCCGCACCGTGGTCTATACGGTGGCGACATTGACGGATGCCCCCGCTGCGGTCATGGTGAGTACCAGAAGCGCGGTTTTGCCCATACGCCAACAGCAACGTACCAAGTCATCCAATGTAAGAATTGTGAAGGCTATTCTCGTGTAGCAGGTGTGTTGAATAAAGTATCCACTAAGTCCGTGTAGGAGTAAGTCATGGCAGAAGATAAGAAATCCAAGTACACCCGAGGTGGTATTACCTTTGAGGGGTACAACAAGCCCAAGAAGACCCCCGGTCATCCGTCAAAGTCACACGCGGTACTCGCTAAGCAGGGTGATCAGGTCAAGTTGATCCGCTTCGGTGAGCAGGGTGCAAAGACTGCTGGCAAGCCGAAGGCTGGGGAGTCAGAGGCGATGAAGAAGAAGCGCGCCTCCTTCAAGGCCCGCCATGGTGCCAACATCAAGAAGGGCAAAATGTCAGCCGCCTATTGGGCTGACAAGGAGAAGTGGTGATGGCCCCTCGTAAAACTGCCAAGTATTACCAAGACAATCCTGACGCTCGGAAGAAGAAGGCCGAGTATCAGAAGGAGTATGACCAGAAGCAGTCCGTCAAGGACAAGAAGGTCGAACGTCGTGCTGAGCGTCGTGACCGTGGTATCGACGGCCCCAACGACAAGAACAGCAAGAAGCCAGTAGCGAAGAAAGATATGTCCCACACCAAGAGTGGGAAACTCGTCGCAGAGGACGCCAGCACTAACCGTGCTCGTAATAGAGGAAAGAAGTAATGGCAGAAAAGAAGGTCTGGGACAAGAAAGACCCAACAAAGTCCGACAAGAAGTTGACGCCCTCGCAGAAGGCCAAGGCTAAGGCTTCTGCCAAGAAAGCGGGTCGTCCTTACCCGAATCTTGTTGACAACATGAACGCCGCAAAGAAGAAGAAGAGCGGAAAGTAATCTGCTATTCTGTTTAGTGTACGTACGTCTGACGGGAGCACATAGTGCCAGTTGATTTTTGGTCTCCAAGTTATAGGGCTAGTTCCAGCGACCTTACTGTCGCTATATCGCCCCTTGGCTTGGTTGAACTGGCCGACGAAGAGTTTGAAATTCATGGCCCTCGCCTAAACCGTTACTCAGCAGCATGGGCGTGGTATCTCGGTCACCACTGGTCTCACCGCCGTGAGATGGGTGAGCAGAACATCTACTTGAACTACGTCCGCACCATGTCGGACTACATCACGAACTTCTGCTTTGGTCGTGGCGTCCAGTTCAAGACCCCAGAAGCAACTGGTGCGATCATCCCCCACCTTCTACAGAAGGTCTGGGAAGTCGACAACGACAAGAGCAAGGTTCTGTGGGAGATGGGTCAGTTGGCCGGTGTCACCGGTGACTGCTTCGTCAAAGTCGCATACGAAGAGCCATGGGAGGACACCCTAGGTGTTATCCATTCTGGTAAAACCCGTATCATTCCCCTAAACCCCGCTCACTGCTTCCCCGAGTATCACCCTCACGACCGTGATCGTATTCTTCGCTTCAAGTTGAAGTACCGGTTCTGGGGCACCAGCCCCGAGGGCACCCGTCAGGTTTACACCTTTACTGAGATTCTCACCGATGAGACTGTTGAGCAGTACATCAACGATGAGTTGATCGACCAGTATGAGAACCCCATCGGTAAGGTACCTGTTATCCATATTCCTAACGTCAGTATTTCCTCATCACCGTGGGGACAGTCTGACATCTGGGACATCATCCCGCTGAACCGCGAGATGAATGAAAAGATGTCCGAGGTTTCGGACATCATCAACTACCACAGCGCCCCCGTGACCATCATCACCGGTGCCAAGGCTTCACAGTTAGAGCGTGGCGCTAAGAAGGTATGGGCTGGTCTACCTAAAGACTCTCGCGTGTATAACCTAGAATCTAAAGGCGAGATGTCTGGTGCATTGCAGTACCTAGAGGTCATCAAGCAGGCCATGCACGAGATTACTGGCGTCCCCGAGTCCGCTCTCGGTAGGACTCAGCCAATCTCCAACACCTCTGGTGTGGCCCTCGCTATCCAGTACCAGCCGATGATGAACCGCTATCACATGAAGCGGACCCACTTCACTAAGGGACTCGTTCAGTTGAACGAACTCATCATCCGCACTCAGGCGGTACACGAACCAATGTCCTTGCAGTGGAACCCGGCAGAGGCGACATTCCCAGAGCCGGACCAGATGCAAATGCTAGATCCTCGTGATCCAATGACATATCGTACGGCTATCCACTGGCCTGATCCATTGCCGGTCGACCAGTTGATCAAGTTGAATGAGTTGCAGGCCAAGATGGCTATGGGACTTGAATCTAAGCGAGGCGCTCTACGTGCCCTTGGTGAAGAGTTCCCGAACGAGAAGATGGCCGAGGTCTTTGAGGAGTTGCGTGACGACGCCATGGATCAGGGCGCTCTCGAACTTCTCAACGCACAGATATCCGCATCCGTTATGGCCCTTACTGGTATGGTATCCCCAGATGGGGCACAGCCTGCCAACGGCGATGGAGTTACCAGCGCTGGTGGGTCGGATGTCACTTCTGCCGGTTCCGCACAAGAGGGATCGGGAGTAATGCCGGGGGTTGCCCCCTCCGGCGACGCAGTAAATCAATTGGTGCAGCGAGCATACGGAGCCAACTTGGCTCAACGACGTGTGCCCGATTCAGACTGACAATACGGAATCCATTCAAGCCATATAAGCATGACTACGTGAGGTAGAAACAATGTCAGAAGAAATGACTGGTGACGCTGTCACCATTGATACCCCTGTCCAACAGGCCGCTCCTGAACAGGTAGCCCCCACCACTCAGCGTGAAGCGAACACTCGCATGTTCTCGCAGGATGAGGTAGAGGCCATCCGCCGTCAGGAGAAGGACAAGTTGTACGACAAGATTTCCAAGTTGCAGGAGCAAGTGGAGATCTTCAACCACGAGCGCGAAGAGCAGAAGCGACTCGCAGAGGAGATTGCTGCCCGTGAGGCAGAAGAGCGTCGCCTCCGTGAGGAAGAAGAGATGTCAGCCAAGGAACTCCTCATGAAGAAAGAGGATGAGTTCCAACAGCGCATCAATACTGCTCAGCAGGAGTGGGAGGAGAAGTTCACCACGCTTCAGCAGGAATCTGAGGCTCAGAAGGCAGTGCTTGAGCAGGAGCGCCGCTTTCAGGAGTTGGAGTCGTTCAAGTCCCGCCGTATTGCCGAAGAGCAAGACAACATCATGCCTGAGTTGCTGGATTTTATTCGTGGCAACACAGAAGATGAGATTGAAAGCGCAATTTCGGCTGTAAAAACCAGAACTTCTGCTATTCTGGAGAATATCCAGCAGGCGATGCCTCAACAGCAGCGTCTGCGGGGAGTCCCGGCAACGGGATCAACCCCATCTGGGCCATTGGAGAATATGACGGAGCAGCAAACCTACACTTCGGCGGATATTGCCGGGATGTCGATGGATCAGTACGCACAAGTCCGAGACAGGCTCTTGGCATCAGCCTCTTTTAGAGGTCGATAAAACTTAACCATCAACCCAATATCCCACGGAGGATAATCTAATGGCCCTTCCCGCACCCGCAGGTGGCGCGATCACCGGAGCCGATCTTGGTTCGATTACCACGACCGGCTACTCGTCTGACGCCACTCTCTCCCCAGCAATCCAGCAGATCTGGTCGAAGGAGATCTTGTTCCAAGCGATGCCAGTGCTTCGCTTTGAGCAGTTCGCCGTCAAGAAGACCGAACTCGGCGTTCAGCCCGGTCTGACCATCAACTTCATGCGTTACAACAACCTCGATGTCGACCAGACTGGGTCGGAACTCACCGAGGGTGTGCGTATGGAGCCGGTGTCGCTCACCGCTTCGCAGATCCAGATCACCGTCAAGGAGCACGGTAAGGCTGTTGCCGTCACCGAACTGCTCCTCAACGCAGCCTTCGATGACGTCATGGCTTCGGCCTCACGTCTCCTCGGTCGTCACATGGCTCAGTCCATGGACACGCAGGCACGTAACACCCTGTACCAGAACGCAGTTCCGTTCGGTGGTGGCTCAGCCGTCGCTCCTAGCGTCGTCTTCGGTCGCACCGCTGCTTCGGCTCGTGGCGCACTCAGCCCGTACGATGCTGGCACGGTCGGCACCGCTGCTTCACCGGGATACCTCTCGCCTGCTTCCATCAAGGACGCAGTTGAGGTTCTCGCTGGTCAGAACATCCCGCGCTTGGGCGACACCTACGTCTGCTTCGTTCACCCGTCGCAGAGCCGTGCGCTCCGTGATTGGCCGGAGTTCATCGAAGTCACGAAGTACGCCGCCCCCGGTAACTTCATGCTCGGTGAGATCGGTCGTATCTACGACGTCGTGTTCATTGAGACCACGCAGGTCACTCGCGGTCTGGACACCAGCGCCATTGCCGCTGGCCTCCCTGACTCGGGTGTTGGTGGCGACACGAACACTGAGTCATACAACGCCATCATGATTGGTGACAATGCCTTCGGTCACGCCATCAGCCTCCCGGTTGAACTGCGTGACGGTGGTGTGATCGACTTCGGTCGTGAGCACGGCTTGGCATGGTACGCCATCTGGGGCTTCGGTATGATCACCCACGAGTCCCGTGTCATCCTCAACACGCTTGGTGGCGCTATCTCCTGATAAACCCGCCAACTAAGGTACTGGTAGAAGGGGCGGGGGCCACAGCGCCCCCGTCCCTTTCCAGTCTGTAGAGGAGACTAACGATGACTGCACTTGCGGCAACCTATGGTTTCACTGCTGACAAGGGTGCCACGTTCACTCAGGTCATCAAGTGGAAAGACGCTAACAATAACCTGATCGACCTATCTGGCTACAGCGCTGAGATGGTTATCCGAGAGAAGACAACTGCCATTAACATTGTGCTGACCCTCAGCACCGCTAACGGTCGCATCTCTCTCGGTGGTGATGCAGGTACTATCACATTGTCCGTATCAGCAGATGATATGGATATCGCCCCGAGTCAATACACCTACACACTGGAACTCACCTCCAGCAGCGGTGAAGTGACTCGTCTACTTCTGGGTGCGTTTGTCATCAGATCGGACGTATTTAGGATATGAGTAACGTCGAAGTCTTCAATGAGGTATATGAAGTCGTCGTAGACCCTATTACTAACGTAATTGAGGTCATAGACGCCACTACCCAGATTGAGGTCTTCAGCACCGGTGCTCAGGGTGCCGCTGGTTCATCGCTCATTAGCGGTGCCATTAATCCTCCTACTAACGATTTGGGTATCGTAGGGGACTACTATTTTTTCACCCAAGAGCCTTATTACATTTATGGGCCTAAGACTGAATCAGGGTGGCCAGCAACCCCCTTCTTTCAGGCTTCCGGTATAACGAGACGCAATGTGTACATTCAGGGAGCGGCCTCGTCAACATGGACTATCACACATGACCTAGGGGGTTACCCATCTGTTACCGTGGTCAATTCGACCGGCACGGTGGTTGTAGGTACGGTAACATACCTAAGCACAAGTGAGATTCAGATTGAATTTACAGCACCCTTTTCTGGCACTGCGTATCTGACTTAGGAGGTCGGTAGTGGCACAGCAATTTTTAACAAATATTGACCTCAAGCAGAACGAACTGGTCAATGCCAAGTTTCACACCGACACGACTGACCCGACTACGGGCAACTTTGAAGGTCGACTCTTTTACAACAGTGCCGAAGATGCGCTGAAGTATTATGACGGTACCGAGTGGTTGATTCTGCTCACCTCGGTCTCGTCCACCACCACCGCTCTCAACGTCAGCACCGCCTCTGACGGTGCTGTCAGTCTTAGCATTGACAACGCCACGACTTCGGTCGATGGTCTCATGTCTGCTGTTGACAAGACCAAGTTGGATAACGCTACTGCTGCTGCTACGGCTTCTCGTCTGGTCATTCGCGACGCCAGCGGTGACTTTGCCGCCAACGACATCACGGCCAACAAGGTCACCGGCCTTGTCGCTCCCACCGATGCCAGCGATGCTGCCAACAAGGGGTACGTCGATGCAGCACGTTCCGGTCTAGACGTTAAGGCTTCGGTGCGTGTTGCTACTACTGGAGACATCTCCCTGACCAACACTACGACGACGGTAGACAATGTCTCTCTCGCTGATGGTGACCGTATCCTAGTCAAGGATCAAGGTACTTCTTCTGAGAACGGTATTTACGTCGTTAGCACCAGCGGTAACTGGACCCGTTCTACCGACGCTGATTCTGACGCTGAGGTCACCCCCGGATTGTTCACCTTTGTTGAAGAGGGTGATGCCAACGCTGACAGTGGATGGGTGCTGACGAACAACGGTACAGTCACTCTTGATACCACGGGACTCACCTTTGCTAAGTTCTCTGGCGCTGGCCAGATTGAGGCTGGTGAAGGTCTCTCAAAGAGCGGGACACAGGCCAACACGCTGGATGTCAATGTCGATGACAGCACGCTTGAAATCAGCGCTGATGACCTTCAGGTCAAGGCCGCTGGTATCACGGAAACTCACCTTAACGCTTCGGTGGCTGGCGATGGTCTTACAGGTGGAGCCGGTAGCCCCCTCGCCGTGGGTGGTACGTCTAACCGAATCAGTGTTAGTGCAGATGCCGTCGACATTGACTCTAACTACGTCGGTCAGTCCAGCATCACTACGCTGGGCACGGTTTCTACTGGTGTCTGGGAGGCTACCGATGTCGCTGTGGCTCACGGTGGTACCGGTGCCAGCACCGCCGCCGACGCTCGTGACAACCTCGCTGAGACTACCAGCGGGTACGCCAACACTACATTGGCACGAGTTGCCGCTGTGGATGTGGGCGACTCCAGTAATACATCGTTCGCTGTGAATCACTACTTCGGTACGCAGGATGTGATCGTTCAGGTGTTTGACAACACGACGTATGACACGGTGATCGCTGATGTGGTCCGTACGAACACGAACACCGTAACGGTGACGTTCGCTACGGCTCCCAATACCAGCGCTTATCGAGTCGTCGTCACGGGCTGATAATAGGGGTTGCGGCCCCTTAGAAAGGACTGAGTCGTGGCTCAGAAGTTCACTACAGGCATTACAGTACGGGATCTTGCATCAGCAGCATCTGATGCTGTTGCCGTATCTGTTGCTGGAGATACAAATGACCGCATCAAGTTTGAGGCTGGGGGCAAGGTCGTTTGGGGTAGTGGTGCTGCTGCTGGCGATGTCAACCTTTATCGTGACGCTGCTGATCGCCTCAAGACTGACGATGCCCTTCAGGCAGACGGTGGCATTATTACGGTTACGACGGCTGGTACGCCGACGCTGAGTCTTCCTGATGGTGCCCTCGCCATCGATACCACTAACAACCTTCTCTATATCCGCACCAACAGCACGTGGGAGATCGCTTCTGGCGGTGGTGGTGCAAGCGTTACCACCTCTGACGGTGCCCCCGCCGACCCAGAGTCTGGTGACCTCTGGTACGAAACCGACACCGGTTCGATGTTCGTTTACTACGACGACGGTGACTCTCAGCAGTGGGTTGAGGTAGGTACCGCTGGCGTGATCGCCATGACCACGAGCGACACCGCCCCCAGCAGCCCCTCTAACGGTGACCTATGGTTTGATACCTCCACAGCAAAGACCTATGTCTACTATGACGACGGTTCTAGCCAGCAATGGGTTGAGGTCGGTGCAGCGAGTGCTGCTGCTTCTGGTACTGATGGTGCTATCCAGTTTGCTTCAGGTGGTACGTTCTCTAGTGATGCCAGCAATCTGGTTTGGGATGATACGAACAATCGGCTAGGTATCGGTACAACAACACCTGCGTACAAACTGGATGTGGCTGGGGACATACACATCAGCAACTCAACCCCTTATCTCATTTTCACCGACACGGACACAAACGCAGAATCTCGCATTAGCGCAAGTTCAGGTGTTGGGTCGCTGATTATTGACGCTGACTACAACAATGAACAGGCTGGCACAAACATTATATTCAATAGCGACGGCTCAGAGCGTATGCGTATTGACGATTCTGGCCGTGTCGGCATCGGTACAACAGCACCCAGTCAAGAACTGGATGTAAATGGTGACATAGTTGTTCCTGTCGGCAATGGAATCATGTTTGATCGCGTCGGATCAGATTCGCACATTTTGTACAAAGAAACTCCCAGCAGTTCGACTTACGGTTCCCCTGACGACGTTGTTCTTCGCAACCCCAACGGTGCAAGACTTAGATTTCAGACTAATGGCACCAATGACAGGATGACGATTGATTCGTCTGGCAATGTCGGTATCGGTACGACATCCCCGTCGTACAAATTAGACGTTGACGGCGATATCAACATGAGAACTGGTCACAGTTTTTACTACGACGTTGCTGGTGCCACTAACCCGAATCCTGTGTTCTGGATTGACGCAGAGAACACCGATATTGACATCATCCGTGTTGGCACAGATCAGTTCTCAACTGATTCTGATTACGGGATGACGCTCAAATACAGGGGTAGTGGCGCAGGTAACGACAACACCTTCGATGTTGAGATGGATGCTCAGGCTGGCGCACAAGTAGTTGCTATGCGTACCTATCAGGACGGTACTGTCACGATGCCGAACCAGCCATGCTTCTACGCTTATCGCAGCGGCTCTAACCCTACACATGGTGCTGGCTGGAGTATCATGTCATTCAATTCTGAACTGTTTGATAGCGGTGGTAACTACAACACTTCCAACTACAGGTTCGTCGCTCCCGTCACAGGTAACTATCAATTCAACACGACTCTCAACGTGTACAATGTTGACGTAAGCCAGAACGCTACTCAGTTTGTCATTTCCCTGTATAAGAATGGTGTTGAGCAAACTAGGCTTTATCAGGGTGCTCAATACACGACAGCGAGTCAGGACAGAAACAGAAGTGGTTCTGCTGTTATGCGTATGAACGCTAACGACTATGCAGAAATACGTGTTTATAGTGCCGACACCAACTATCAGATGAGTGCCGGTCAGTACTGGAACTCGTTTAGTGGATTCCTGATTGGGTAAGGAGACAAATATGGCAGAGTACGTAATTACACTCACAGACGCAGAGGACAAGGCACTTCGCTACGTCGCTTTCGACCCTCAGGACTGGATTGACAATGCGGTGCATAACCGTTGCCGTCAGGCAATCGACCAAATCTATCAAGAAGAGGTTGAGCGCATGACTAATGATCCAGAAGTGGACAGCATCCCAGCAAACAAGGAACAGGTTGTCCTTGCTGCTGAAATTCAGTCTGCTGCTGAACGTCAGGCACAGTCCGACAATGAGTTGTTGTAATGCCTATTAACTTTCCTAATAGCCCCTCCCTCAATGAGTCCTACACCCTTGACGGTAAGACATGGGTGTGGAATGGAACTGTGTGGAAGCGTGTTTCCGCTGAGGTACCGACCGCCCTCCCCTCGCTGACAGTTACAGGCGACTTCACCGTACAGGGGGCCAGCACAACTATCTCCACCACCCAACTGACGGTTGAGGACAACATCATTACCCTCAACGCTGAGCAGACGGGGACGCCCTCGCTTGACGCAGGTATTGAGGTTGAGCGTGGCGATGCTGACAACGCCACTATCCGGTGGAACGAGACTGATGACCGCTGGGAGTTCAGCGGTGACAGCAGCACGTATTACCCCATTGCCTATCAGCCCTCCGGCTCAGTCAGCCTCTACGCTGGGGCAACGGCCCCCACAGGTTGGTTACTGTGTGATGGATCAGCAGTCAGCCGTACAACGTACGCAGAACTGTATGCAGTGGTGGGCGACCAGTATGGTTCCGGTGACGGCAGTACGACCTTCAACGTCCCCAACCTCAAAGGAAAGGTCCCCGTTGGCCTAGACACAGGTGATGGTGACTTCGCCACCCTCGCACAGACCGGTGGTGCTAAGACTCACACTCTGACCGAGTCAGAGATCCCCAGCCATAACCACAACGCCGCCACGAACGCTCAGAGCACCGCTAACTCAGGTAACTCCAATACTTACACGAGTGCCGGGTTGGATAACACCAACAACGCAGCCAAGAACAGCACTGGTAATCAAAGTGCGAACCACACCCATAACGGTACGTCCGGTAACAATAGTGCAAACCATACGCACGGTTCGTTCAACACGAACGCTCACAACATCAACTACAACCACTCGCATAACAACAACACGCAGAGTGCTAACCACAGTCACGGAACAAACGCTGTGAACTTGGACTGGAATCACTCTCACGGCATTTCTGACGGTAACGCCTCGTTTGCCCAACGAGAAGATGTGTACATCAACTCGGCAGGAAGTTTCCGTGTTCAGTCAGGTTCTTACAACATCCAGTTGTGGTATACGGGTAACACGAACAGCGCCAATCTGAACTACAACCACTCTCATGGTAATACTGGTAATATTAATGCCAACCACAGTCACAACACCAGCGGCGTCAACTTGGACAACATTCACTCTCACAGTGGCAACACCGGTAACCAGAGCGCTAACCACACTCACAACACGACGACCGGCAATAATAGTGCCAACCACACGCACGATCTGACTCACAAGCACAACATGGCTCACACTCACGGCATCAGCCATAATCACACGGTAACATTGGGTAATACAGGTTCAGGTGGGGCGCACACCATCGTTCAGCCCTACATCGTTCTCAACTACATCATCAAGGCGTAATCATGGCATTTGAAGACATCAAACCGTACGTAGATACCTTTCTCACTAAGTTAGATATGGATGTCGTTAATGGTGTTCATCCCGACTATGACAATCCGCCATGGGATGCTGAGGAAAAGACCAGATTTGTTCGGGGTTTCCGCAACTCATGGCTAGCGTCTACAGACTGGACGGTAGGAAATGACAGCCCCCTCTCTGACGAGGATAAGCAGGCGTGGACTACTTATCGACAAGAACTTCGTGACATGCTCGATGTAGACGACATTGAGAATGTAGTTATTCCTACGCCCCCCGATATCTACATCATTCATCCAGAGTACTTGGAACCTGAATAATGGCTATTGACTTCCCTGATTCCCCCTCCGTAGGGCAGACGGTTGTTCTAGGAGACAAGACGTGGACATGGAACGGTACTGTCTGGAACCTTGTTACGTCTTCTGGTTCTGACCACGGAACACTGGGGGGCTTAGAGGACGACGACCACACCCAATACCTCTTGGCAGATGGCAGTAGGTCGTTGTCTGGCTCACTGCTCCCCGATACAGACGTAACCTACGACTTAGGTTCGGCAACGTATAGGTTCCGTGACCTGTACCTTTCTGGTAACAGTATCGATCTCGGTGGCATGGTCATTTCTTATGACGGTAGTAATGTCAGCATGGTGCCAGACGGCGGCTCGGCTCAGGTGTTTGCTACTGAAACATATGTGGATACTGCGGTTTCTAACCTTGTGGATACCGCCCCAGAAACATTGGATACCCTGAATGAACTCGCAGCAGCACTGGGAGATGACGCCAACTTTGCTACGACTATCACCAGTAGCATTGCGACAAAGCAAGATGCGTCAACTGCTTTAACTACCTCCACTACATTCGGCGGTGATGTTTCAGGTACATATAATGCAATCGTTGTAGCCGACGATAGCCATAGTCATTCAACGTATTTGCCGTTGTCTGGCGGCACCATGAGCGGGAACATCAACATTGCCTCTGGTAATTCCACCAATTCTTTTGCTGGAGGATCTAACTATTGGCGACCACAGGACGCTTACGGCAACTCCTACTTCGACATCAACAGCGGGCAGTTCTACGTCGACAGCGATACCTACTACTTCAGGAACCGAGCGTCAACCCAGAACCTGACAATTGACTCGTCTGGGAATGGTGTCTTTAGAGGGAGGATGACCTCCAGTTCTGTCAACACAAACTCTTACTCAGTTAGCGCACCAAGGTGGGATACGTCTTTCTATGTACTTCAGTCGCAGCATTGGTACGGTCAAGACGGCTCTCAGAGGATGTACCTTGGAGAGTCTGGAAATACCATCGATGTCAGGGGCTATCTTGACGCAACTAACATTTATGCCTCTGGCTACACAATAGCCGGTAGTTACCTAAGAACAGACGGTGGCAACGGTCAGGTTATTCTGACTGGCGGTAACGGTGGCGTTGGAGCAATCTATTTAGGTAGTGAGTACGGCTCCGCTACTGGTGGTATTGAGTGTTCTTGGCAGAACGCTCTAGACCCTGCAATTGCAATTGGGGTAACTAGGGACTACGACAATACTAAGATGGTCGCTGCGTACAATGGCTACCTTGTTTTGTACGTCGATAATGTGTGGCGACTTTCATGCGGAACTGGTGGCGTTACTTATAATGGTTCCTTCGGTGCATCCACTATGCGCCTCAAAGAGAACATTAGGAACGCCTATGAGGTGGAGGGGATAGCGCCGTCGGATAGAGACGCCGCTTTTGATAAATTAGTTTCGCTACGTCCTGTTGTATACGACTCAATTCATAAGCCGCATGATAAGTGGTGGGTTGGATGCGACACGCATGAGAACCGTCTTGAGTGCGAGGCTGCTAAGTGCGTCAATGACAGGGCTGACAGGATTGAGCACGTATGCGGTAAAGGGTGGTGTTATGGGACCGAGGAAGACCCATGCCCGCGCTATCGTCAGGTGCGAAATCGACTTCACTTTATTGCTGAGGAAGTTTATGACGTTTATGGGGAGCACGCGGTCGGTTTTTCTGAAGATAGATTGATTGAATCAGTCGATACTCAGGCCCTGTACACAGAGCATATCAACGTGACTCAGCATCTCATCAAATATGTGCGTGAACTTGAATCACGTATTGCTGAACTGGAAGCCGTGTAAGCGATAGAGTCCGCCCCCTAACCATTATCCACCTGCTACACTCTCTGATAGACCTGTCAAAGGAGAACCAACATGGCTACCAACAAGACCACCCAGATTGCAGAATTCCTCATCGAAGAGGACGAACCAGCACCGGCCCCAGCCCCCAAGCCTGCGCCGACCATCGTCGCCCCCACCACGAAGAACGCAAAGATCAAGGGTACGTGGACGATGTACTGGGGTACCACTAAGTGGGATTTCATCGACGGTCACCGCTACGACCTGCCTCTTGACCTGTACAACTATCTGGTCAAGGCAGGCAACGTCTACGACACTCTCTGATATAGGAGGGCCAGATGGCCTTTATTATACCCAACGCTACAGACACCGCTAGCGGTGCAAAGTACCAGAATCTGGATCAGGCTGAACCAGACTCTCTGGACTTTGAGATTCTGGGTAATGCTGGCTATTCTGGTGTCGTCTCAGGATGTGAGGTCACTGCCCTCGCCGCTTCTAACACCTCTGTTACCGTCTCGGGCGGTGTGGTTGTCCTCGCCGGACAGCCCTACATCGTGTCGGGTCAGTCGACGTTTGCCCTCCCGGTCGCACCTACTGACGCACGCTTTGACCTGATTGTCGTCCGTGTTTCAGGTGGGACGGCTAACCTGACCACCGTCGTCGGTAACGATGAGTTGGCAAACCCAGAGTTCCCACCGAGCCAAAACACCTTGGCTGCGGGGGCGACGTTTGACCCGCTGACAAACATCGACCTCTCCACAGATGTCGTACTGGCATCTATCTACCGACAAAGTACCCAGAACATCACGACGAGCCGTATTACCGACCGTCGCCTGATGGTGACGTCAAGCATCGTCAACCAAGGGACCACCGCTCCCAGTGCTGGAGCGGGCTATAAGGGTAGCCTGTACTACCGCACAAACATTCCTGAGGGGACGACTGCCTCTGGTGTGTACGTTAAGAACAGTCTGGGTACATGGATCGAACTCGCTCAGAACACCGGCCCCCAAATCCCAGTCGGTAGCGTAATCGCATGGCTCAGTACCTCTAGCGTCCCCACTGGCTATCTGGAAGCCAACGGACAAACAGTATCTCGTTCTACGTACAGCGAGTTGTTCAGCGTATTTGGTACAAAGTATGGCGCAGGCGACGGTAGCACTACCTTCGCTCTACCTAATCTCAATGCTAAGCACCTCAAGGGTACGACTACGGCAAACACCGCTGGCAATAACACAGGTAACGACACCACTACTCTGAGTATTGCCAACATGCCTGCCCATACCCATACGTTGGCAGGGCATACCCACACAGTCAGCCACTCTCACACGATTGCACACAACCATAGTGTTTCTATTACTGCTGCTGGTACCCATGGGCACAACACTAACGCTAGTGGTAACACCGGTGACCACACTGGTCACACTCACGCAGACGGCAATTACTCTGGTACTACTAGCACCCACACTGGGCACACTCACGGTGTGAGTGGTAACTCGGATGGTGGGGGCAATCACAACCACACATCTCTAGGTTACTGGAACGCTCAGTGGAACAACTCATCGTATGAGATCGCCAGACGCACCTCATATGTATCTCAGGATGGTGGATACTACGCCATTCCTTACAGTAATACCGCCCCCGGCATAGGGATGGCAGTCACTTACCATGGTTTTGGGTTGACCAGTTCTGGTAACCACACACACGGTGACGGTAACTACTCCGCAGACTCGGGTGGCAACCACTCGCACACACTTAATGTGAGCGGTAACTCCAGTTCAGGCGGTAGCCACTCACACACCTTTAGCGGAACTGGCAATGCGGCTGATGCTGGGAGCCATGGTCACACGGCCAACGCCGGTAATAGCAGTGCAGCGAATACCGGTAATACGAACCCGACTACTAGCGCTTCTAACGTCTCTAGTGGAAGTGCTGGATCTGGCACCCCTTTTACAAATGTCCCAGACTCTACCTACGTTCGTTGGCTCATCCGTGCAACCGGTACTGTCAACGCTACCGCACAGGATGGTTCAGACATCCTCTCCGAGGCACGAGAAGAAGTAGTGACCATCGAACTCGCTGGTTCTGGGGCGCTCCCCGCCAGCCAAGCGGGTGCTGCGTACTACCGTATGCCATGGGCGGCAACACTCACCGCTGTTAAGGCAAACCGTAACGGTACCAACACCAACGATGCGGTGACTATCGACGTCAATGAGGGCGGTACTAGCGTTCTCAGCACGGAGATTACGATTGACGTTGGTGAAAGTTCCTCGTTGACCGCTGCCACGCCAGCAGTCATCAGCGATAACGCTATTGCTAACGACGCTCTGCTTACATTTGATATCGATTCGGCAAATACATCTGATGAAGGACCGCTTACAGTCACCCTGTACTTCACTAGGGAGGACTGATGGCTACTAAAGCAGAGATCATTACAACTGCCCGCAACTATCTGCGGGACTTCAAGAAGCCATTTCAACAGTCGTTTGTCCCCATGGGCAAGTCCTATGATCTGGGTAAGCCGAACGTGGAGGCCGACAGCCTGTACGTGGCATACGTTCCTCAAGGCGGGTCTTCCGCATCGGTGTTGCTGACCTCACAGTACGAACTAGACGCTCGTAATGGTCTAGTGCGGCTAGTGCCTCAGTTGTCTTCTGGGGACACCCTTATGGTTGAGGGGTACTACTACGAGTGGTTGCTTCCCGAGGACATGGATTTCTATGCTGACATGGCGATCAATCTCAACACGCACAACCTCAAGGTGCCTCTCGCCAATATGGCCCCCGCTGTAGCGGACGTCATTGGTATCCACACACTTGTGCAGGCGTTGTGGGGTCTGTTGTCTGAGTACAGCCGTGACATTGACGTCATCACCTCCGAGTCAGTCCACATTCAGGCGTCACAGCGCTACCGCATGGTGTCTAGCCTTCTTGATTATTGGTCTGCTGAGTACAACCGACGTGCTCAGGCCCTCAACATCGGTCTGGAGCGTCTGGAGGTTGTTAGCCTACGTCGAATCAGCCGCACGACCAATCGCCTCGTACCGCTGTACAAGCCGCGTGAAGTTGGTGACTACGGCCCGATTGAGCGTATATGGCCTGATATCGATGATGGTCTTATCAATGTCGAAGAGGAATCAGACGACACTCGTCAAGAGGTATACCTAGACGGTGAGCCGCCTCCCGGCTATCTCTCCACAGGACAGTACTGATGGACCCCCGACGTGAACTGAGCCTCATCAATAAGCACGTTAGGTACCGCAACCGTGAGGCTGGGGAGTCGCTTGTCTGGTACGAGTTCAAGAACCTCGGTTCTGGTGGAAGCGTGTACGACGATGTGTACGACGAGGGTGCCCCCGGTATTGGTGGCAAAACATACGAACGTGGTTTGATTATCCCGACCATCTACGTTGAAGAGGTTGAGGACGAGTTCCGCGCCATTGACGATGGCCGACTTCCCACCCAAAACCTCCGTGCGACTGTGCTGTTCAAGGACATGCAGGCTGCGGGTGTTAGCAACCCACGTGAATACCAAGATCACCTAAACGACGTATTTGAGTACGATTCTCGCTACTACAAGGTGCGTTCATACCGTGTAACGGGTCGCCTCAATAGGGATAACCCTAGTGGTGAGTCCGTGATTGCCATTACTGGTTACGAAATCTTCCCAGATCAGGAGATGCCGTTCTCATTCGGCCCCAGAAATCCTGAGGTTTACGACCTTCCTTGGCCTACTTCGTTCCCATCATAGGGTACTATGGTATGCGTATGCAGCGAGCGCTGTGTGCCTAGTACCGCCTTACAACGCATAGAACCACGGAGGAAAGCCTATGGGGGCTTCTCAGATTTACAGTGATCTTGGTTCTATCAAGCCATTTATCAGCGGTAACTTCGGCACAGCCGATGCCCTAGATGCGTTCACTAATGGCTTTGTTGGCGTGCTTGAGGACTTGATCGAGGAGTTGAGTGACTCAGCAACGACCGAGATGCGGTATGACGCCGTTATGGATGCCGAATGGATGGCGTATGCCCCCTTCTTGAAGGTCGGTGTGGAGGACGGGCAGATCCAATACGGCACAGTTGCCGGTGCCCCCGACATCACTGAACTGGAATATGGCACACCAGAGTCGGCACCTAACCCCCTGATCCGCTCTTTTGCAGCAAAGAACAAGAGCCAATTCAACCAAGACCTCAAAGAAAGAATGGCAGAGGAGTTGAACTTTGGCTAATCCCGGTTTCACCCTTGCCGAAGATGCGGCCCTCAAGGCACGTCTCCAGAACATCTATGTCTCTGACGACCGCAACCAACAGCGTACGGCTAAGGTCTTTTTCCGCTACCCAGATGGAGAGACCGAGAAGTCTTACCCGTTTATCACGATTGAGTTGATCAATATCAATCACGCTCGTAACCGTCAGCACTCAGAAGTCGATTACTACTACACCAACGACACTGTAATCCCTGACTCAGACACTGATCGACACAATAAGTATCTGGACTATTTCCCATCCGAATACGACGCCGCAGGACTTAGCGAGATCGCTGGGTCGTCTGGCTTTATTCATATAGAGTCCTTCGTCCCAGTAGATCTAACCTACCAAGTAACCACCTACTGCCGTAGCCAGCGGCATGATCGCCAGATGACGGCAGCGCTTTTGCGCTACGTGTTCCCTCTCCGTCGGGGTTTTATTGAAATACCCGAAGATGGCACCATCCGTCGCTGCGATCTACTAAACTGGCGGCAGGCAGACCTCTTGGATCAAGAAGCCGGATATAACAAGCGTATTTTCCGAAAGGTCTTTACAGTTCAAATTAACTCAGAAATTCCACAGAATGACATCGCATCGGTGCCACGAGTGGACACTGTAAGCGGCGTACTACAAGAGACACGAAGCGATCCACACGTTTTAACCATCTCCCAACCTCAGGAGTTCTAACCAATGCCTACTTACTCAACCCCCGGTGTTTATGTCAACGAGAGCGCTCTGGCAAACATCGCCCCCACCGTTACTGGTGGCACCGCCGCAGTGTTCTTTGGATCTGCTGAGCGTGGCCCGACCAGCGCCACTTTGATCACTGACTGGACGACATACAAGCGTACCTTTGGTGACCTGAAGAACGCCTACGACCTCGGATACGCCGTCTACCACTACTTCGCCAATGGCGGTCGTTCGTGCTACGTCGTCCGCGTGGTCGGTACGTACGATACTGTTGGTGGTACGGCTGATAGCGTCACCCCAGATTCAGCCGAATACTTGGACGTCCCGTTCTACCCGACCGGCAATACCGGCGCTAGCGCTGGCGAGGGTGCATCAGCATCGCTCTTCGACGTCGTGGCAATCAGCGACGGCACTTGGGGCAACAGCCTCTCGGTGCAAATTGAGGCCCTCTCAGGTGAAGGCGGCTCGGTCATCTCTGGTCTGGATGAGACCACCGACGGCACCTACGGTTCATTCACCGTCGTTGTGAAGTTGGGTGGAGTTGAAGTTGAGCGCTGGCCCGCAGTCACGCTTGACCCAGACGGTAGCCGTTACGTCGATGCCGTTATCAACACCTACAGCAAGTACATCCGCATCAGCGGCGTTTCGACTGCCGATGCAGATGCTCGCCTCGTCTACCACACGACTGCGGTTGACTTGGCAGGAGGCGCTGAAGGCATTGTTGGTCCTCAGGACTTTGCTGGGCGTGTTGATGCTGTCGACACCATCAGCGGTACGTTGCTCCTGAACGCTGTCGGGCAGACCTCCAGCACGGCGCTTAGCCCGCTGGTCAATAAGGCATCTGCTCGTGGCGACTCATTTGTCCTCATTGACCCGGAAAAGACCTCTGCTGATCTGAGTGATCTCCAGACCACCGCCTCCAACTTCTCTGGACTTGGTGGTTACGCCGCTCACTACGCTCCGGCACTGAAGATGGTCGATCCGGCCAAGACCGGTCCCGGCGCTATCCGCACGACCTACCCCGGAGGTGCTGTCGCTGGTCTCATGGTCCGCACAGAGGTCCAGCGCTCAGTCGCCAAGGCCCCCGCTGGATACAACGCTGAGATCCGTGGCGCTCTTGGTACGGCAATCAACCTGTCCGATGCCGACATCGGAACTCTGTACGACGGTAACCCGTATGTCAACACCTTCAAGGCCGTTCCGGGCGCTGGGGTTGTTGTGTACGGTGCTCGTACCCTGTCCCGCACCACATCGGACAAGTTCATCCCTGTCCGTCGTACGCTGAACTACTTGAAGGACTCCCTGAAGCAGTTGACGCAGTTCGCAGTCTTTGAGCCGAACGATGCCAACCTTTGGAGCCGCGTCAACATCGTGACCTCAGGCTTCCTTGCCGAGTTCTACCGCTCTGGTGGACTCAAGGGTGCTAACGCCTCCGAAGCCTTCTTCGTGGTGTGTGATTCGACCAACAACACGTCAGCATCGATTGACCAAGGGATTGTCAACATTGAGATCGGGGTTGCCCTCCAGTACCCCGCCGAGTTCATCGTCATTAACCTCAGCCAGTGGACGGGCGGCAGCAACGCTGTCGAAACCGTCTGATAACCAAGGAGTAAGCACACATGGCACGTGCATCAGTCACCGACCCGATCAGGAACTTTAAGTTCAAGGTCATTATCCAGCCCACAGGCGCGCTTCAGGACAACATGAACGCTGAAGCCACGATGGGATTCTCCGTCGTTTCTGGTCTCACCGTTCAGAACGAGATGATTGCCTACCGTGAAGGCGGCATGAACACCCATCCGCATAAGATGGTTGGTCAGTCGGACTACGGTCCCGTCACCTTTACAAAGGGTGTATTTGCTGACCAGAACGACCTCTACGTTTGGCAGCAGTTCATGCACTCATGGGCGCAAGGCGGTGGTAACAACGCAGGCTCAACGAGCAGCGCTAACGATTACCGCTGCGACATCACTGTCGCTGTTTACGACCACCCCGTTTCAAGTGGTGCGTATGCTCAGCCGTATGGGTCGAACCCAGCCGGTAACGCTACCCCCGCCGCAAAGTTGGGGTATAAGTTGTTCAACTGCTGGCCTGCTTCGTACTCGCTCGGTGACCTCAACGCTGGTGACTCGTCAATCCTCATCCAGCAGTTGGTCGTCAACCACGAGGGATTCGACATCCTCTGGTCGGATAGCGCCAACGGTAGCATTAGCGAGCAGACTCTCGCATCACTTACCTGATAACATACGTATACCAGACAACCTAGATTAGGAGTACAACATGGCTGAGTCCGACGACGCAGCGGCTATTAACACTGCTATGGCCGAACCGGTCCCGTCTATGCCGGGAGTTCCACAGGTAACCATCGAACTTATTCGCGGTATTCATGACGCTGATAACGACGTATGGCATACCGAGGCTGAGGTAAGGGAACTTACCGGAGAGGACGAGGAGTATTTGGCAGGGCTGGAGACCAAGAAGGGTCTCTTGTACTCCGACTACATGGCATCTTTGCTGGCACGCGCTGTTGTGCGTATCGGTGAACTGCCTATTGACGGTAGCCCCAAGTCAAAGGCCATCGTTAATAAGTTGATGCTGGCCGACAGGGACCTCCTGTACTTGGGTGTTGTAAAAGCCACCTACGGTGACACCCGTCTCATCAACATGGTCTGCTCCTCGTGTAAAACTAAGAACGATGTAGAACTCGTTTTGGACGAGGACTTCCCAGTTCACTACCCGGACTTTGATATCCGTAAGGGACTCAAGGTGGAGACGTCAAAGGGAGTTGTAACTCTCCGTCTACCTAACGGCGAAGATACGGTCTACGCACAAGAGAAGTCGAAGAACGATGCGGAACTCAACACCGTGATGCTGTCACGGTGTGCAATGTGGCCTAAGGGTAAGGCCCCCGAAGATCCCCTCAAGTGGGCACGCTCACTAAATGTAGGAGATCGCAAAAAGTTGATTAATAGCCTCCTTGAGGTCAAGGTAGGACCTACACTGGAGGAGGTGGACACCCAGTGTGCAAGTTGCGGAGAGGACATGCCTATCCTTCTTGACTGGGTCTCCCTTTTACTCGGTTAATCTGAAAATCTTATATTGGGAATACGAATCCATAGCCTTGCAGTACAACGGGTTTAGTCTTTCAGACATCAAATCTATGTCAGTTCGCCAACGGGACTTCTGGTACCGTATGGCTAAGTGGCGCGATAACTAGCGGAGGCTTTTATGGTAAATACACCTCAGGGTCCTGAGGCTCAGGTCGGGGAACAGAGTCTTCTCGGCAATAATGGCCGTATGCGCTCTGAGGTAAAGTCGTCCCTCCGCATCGATTCCCAGCAGTTAGGTGAACTGAAGAAGCACCTCAAGGATGCTCGTGACATCACCAAACAGTGGCGCGAGGAGATGGAGAAACTCGCCAAGGCTGCTAAGTCAATGCAGTCCTATATGGGCGGCATGGGTGGCTCTGGTGATGGTGGTAGTGACGTTGCTAGCGGCGACGGTCCTAACACGCCTAAACCACCCGAGTTTAAGAACACCAGTCAGGCACCAGCGGCAGCGCCATCAACTACATCTCGTCTGCTTTCCGGCGTATCGAAAGTCGGAGGCGCTGCTGCTGTAGCGGCCCCCTTCATTAGCGCAGGTATGGGACAGTTGGATGCCCGTATTGATAGGGGTATTGCATACGCCTCTAGTGCGGACAAGTTAAACATGCTCACGCAACAGATGACCGGCATGTCACAGATGCAGGCTATGAACCAACGTCGGGATCTCACAGATTACCGTTTGGGCGCTGGGGGCATCAACGCAGCCGTCCAGTTCGGCCTGACCACAGGGCAGACAATCACCCCTAGTATGGCGAAGTCTATTGAGGCTATCCGTACTTCAACTGGATTCAGTA